ATTTATGATTATCTTTTTTTTCGATCGTTTCTGGAACCCTCTTGGAAAAGCTTCAGCAAAACTGCCTAAAGGAGTTACTTACTATGATGATCACGAAGTCGAAGATGTCGAAACTGGCACTTCGACTTTTGAAGTCTATGTGGGATTTGACGAAGAAAATCGAAATATTGTGCGAGCATATGGTCAGGAAGCAACGTATTTTGTCACTACTGATCAAGAAGGCCATGGAAGACTATGGTCTGTCATTGATGATGAATCAGATGAAGAAGCAATGTTCCACTACTTTTACGGTGAAGATGCGGGTATGGATCTTATTAATGAGATGCTCCCAGCGTGGGGATCGCCGGGTAGTGCTAAACCGATCGTTTATTATATCGAACGAGCAGCAGCAGATTCGGGATTTGAAATCGGAATTAATGAGATTCCTAATCTGACTCGAACGTTGGAGTGGGATGGAGAAGCGACTGGGTTAAATCGACTGCAGTCTATTTTTACGCAATTTGACAACGCAGAATTACAATTTCGCTTTGATATTGATGAAAACACACTTGAGTTAAAACACAAGTATATTGATATCCTAAAGAAACGAGGAAACGATACAGGTATTGAGCTTCGGATGAATCGTGAAGTGAAAAATATCCGAATGAAGCGCAGTCGAGCAAACATGTTTAACGCTTATCGATGTTACGGTGCAACACCTGAGGGAAAAGAAAATCCAATAACTTTAAACGGCTACTCTCTGACCACCGCACAAAAAGAAATTAATCCTCAAACCGGCAAAGCAAGATTTGTTCTGAGTGGAAATATTTTGAAAGATACTGAATCAAATGCTAAGTACAGCCGCTATCTTAATCCCTACGAACAAGGCGAAGACGAGGGATACTACACAGGTATCTATAACAGCGAAGCAACAACACAGAATGCTTTGGCCAACGAAACCATTCTTCAGTTAAAGAAGACAGGCTATCCAGAGGTAAATTACGAGGTCGATGTTATTGATGCTCCACGTACCTTAAAAGCTGGTGATTATGTTTCGATCGTCAACGATAAAGATGAACTTTACCTAGAAGGACGTATTCTTAAAACGGATCGTAGTAGGAGTAACGATACTTTTGAAATTACTTTAGGAGATTATCTGATTCGTGATAGTGGAATCGCTGAACAAATTCAAGCAATGGCAGACAAGCTTAAAGGAAAAGATGGAGTAAGCAACTTCATCTTTTATGCTTATGCAGATGATGATAAAGGGACTGGTTTTAGTCTGAATCCTCAAGGGAAGAAATATACTGGTTTAACGGTTAGTTTAGTGAATCAGCAGCCGAGTGATCCAAGTGTTTACACATGGAGTCTGTCAAAAGGATCGGACGGTCGAGGGATTTTAGGATCTCCCATTTCTACCTTTGCGAAGTCTAAAGATGGAACAATTCCTCCGACAACATGGTCATCGACAAGACCAAATGTAGAACCTGGGGAGTACTTGTGGACTAGAATCGTTACCACTTATACCGATAACACAACTTCTGAAACTCAGACTCCTACATTAATGGGGGCTGATGGCCCTTCAGGTTTAGGTATCAGAGATAAATCAATTAGTTATGCTGTGGGAACAAGCGGAAATACACCACCTTCAAGCGGATGGCAAGTAACAATACCTATTGTTTCTGCAAACCAATATCTTTGGACTAGAACAACAATCATTTACACGGATGATTCAAAAACGGATGCTTATTCGGTAGGGAAGATGGGTGCAGATGGTGCGAATGCTAAGTTGCTCTATCTTACAGCTTCAGCTGAGAATATGGCTTTCAATGCCGATGATACTCCGAAGACAACTCAGACAATCAACATATCGGCAAAACTCCAAAACGTCACAGGAACAGCAACATTTACGGCTATTCCCTACATTGGCAACACTGCTCAATCCGCGATCACTCTTGGTGGAACTGGTAACACAAGAACTTTGACAAGTTCACAGTGGACAAACAAAGATTGGACGCTGATCGCCATTACCGCAACTTTGGATAATTTAAGCGACACACTGAGTATTGTAAAGGTAAAAGATGGAAAAGAAGGTGAAACATACTATCCACATCGTGGATATTTGATGGCGGACGGTACGCTTGTCAATCAGGTTCCGAATGAGAACTTGTTTGTGAATTCAAAATCACCTAATGCGATTGCTTATGCTGGTGCAACAATGACTAAAACACCTAATGTGGTAGTTGCTGAATGGGGGGCAGCTGATGCTGTTAAATACACACTTACTGGCGGTACCTCGACCATAGCGTGTACTTTACCTGCTGGAAGTAATACAACCCCTGGTGTAAAAGAAGATTATGATATATCTATTTATATCAAGAATACTGGTACTGTGGCATTTAACATGGGTGGAAATATTACAGCTTCTGTACGTATTGAACCTGGCGAATCTAAACGAGTTACATTCCTGCCTAAACAATATTCACATCCAACTGGGGCTGCTAGACAATTTAGTATTACCAGATTAACCACTGGATCCGATGTTGAATTTATAGTATGGAAAGCTAAATTTGCATATGGTACCTATAACTCAATCTGGACACCACGACCTGCTGAAGATTACGAGAATGCATATCCTAAGTATGAAGGTTTCTATTCAGATACTAATCAAGCACATTCAACTGATCCAGACAAGTACAAACCATGGACACCATTCATGGGGCTTCAAGGACCAGCAGGAGAAGATGGTAAGGATGGCTCTGACGGTAAGGACGGGGCAAATGGCCAAGATGCAAAAGAAGTAATCAGCGGGTATCTTTCAAATGATTCCATTATAGTACCTGCTAATGCATCTGGCACAGTAACTGACTTCACGAAAGCTTTGGGAGATTTTATTATCTACGAGGGTCAAACTAAAGTTTCATCTGGCGTAACGTATTCGAAGGTTTCTGAAATTGGGATGACTAGCACAATCAATTCAGCAGGTCGTTATACAGTTACTGCTTTGTCGGCCGATGTTGGAACCGTAACATATCAAGCGGTGTACAAAGCTGTGACGATTCAAAAGATAATGATTGTTGTGAAGAACAAGCAAGGAGCCACAGGTCCAGCCGGAACAAACGGAACTGATGGAAAAGGAATCGTGTCCAGCGCTACTACCTATCAGGCTGGTACATCTGGCACAACACCGCCCACAGGAACATGGAGTACTTCAATACCTTATGTTTCCGAGAATCAGTACCTTTGGACAAAAATTGTTCTTACTTACTCTGACAATACAAATTCAACTGCATATTCTGTAGGGAAGATGGGAGCAAAGGGGGAAACAGGTTCTACTGGATCGACAGGAGCAACGGGAGCAACAGGTAATGGGATTAAAAGTACAACTATCAATTTTGCTAGTTCTACTAGTGGGACAACAGCGCCTAGTAGTGGGTGGACCTCATCAATTCCTATGGTTGCTGCTGGAAGCTTTTTATGGACAAGGACGGTATTAACTTTCACAGATAATACAACAAACACTTCATATACTGTTGCCAAACAAGGTGAAAAAGGTGATCCGACTGGCATCATCAGTCAAGCAACAGTGCCAACTAATCCTTATGTTGGTATGCTTTGGCAAAACACAGGTGCAAGTGGGTACATTATCGGTGCGACTTATCAATGGAATGGTAGTAAGTTTAACCTATATATTTTTACAGCAGATAATATAGTTGCTACGACCTTATCTGCTATCACTGCAAACCTAGGAACTATTACTGCAGGTACTATCAATGGGGTTACCATCAACAGTTCTGAGTTTGTCAATCCTTATACTAGACAGTACAATGACGGAACTTTTGCACAAGGTACTCAGAGGATTGGATCTGCTGAACTTTATAACTCAGGGGTAATTAAGAACTCGCAAGGGGCAATAACCCAATCATACGAGACTATATTTAGTCACCAGTTCGTGTCGATGGCTAGGTATAGCGGGTCAGCTACAGGAGATCAAAATGAGTTGATCGCATCTGCTTCACTTTCTTTTGATACTTTGACTCTAAATGACAGAGAAAATGGCTTTTCTGGAATGATACATGCTAGACAACTAACTGATACACCTTGGATTAATTTGTCATATGCAGCTGGTTTCAGGACTTCTGAAAATAATCCCTGCCAGTATCAGATCTCATATAACATGAAGGGAAAGAGAACAATTACCTTCAGAGGGCAGGTTGAGCGAACAAGTGGTGCTATGACAGGGACAACCTATCCTTTTGGGATAGGCACCGTTCCAGCTTCTATAAGGCCGACCGGAAACACATTTAAGCTAGCTGCAGGAGACGCAACAGAATTGCAAACAGTTCGTGTCGCTATGTTGGGGACAGCGCAGCCAAGTATCGGGAATTCTATACAAATCAAGGTTGTTGGAAATTCTCAATACGTTGATATATCTGCTTTAACATACGACATACCATAGAAACGGAGGAATATTCATGCGATGGACAAGCATTACACCCGAGTATGATCAAGACGGGAAGATTACTAAGTATTATGTTTCAGTTGATAGTCAAAATAAGAATAACGAATCAATTACGGGACAATTAATTATTTCAGCAGATACACTTGATTTAAGTGAAGTTTTAGTAGTTGCAGAAAATAAGATTGTTAATATGTTGACGAAAGAGCAGCCAGAATAGGTTGCTCTTTTATTTTAGTAGAAAGCAGGTGGCATATGTTCAGTTGGGGGAAATTAAAATGAAAGAGTTTTTGGAAATCAATAGTTTTTGGGCAGCCGCTTTTGGAAGTGGTTTACTGGCTACTCTCTGGCGAGTAGGTTCTTGGGTCACTAAGCTGGTTAAAGCTAAAAGGGCTGAGAATGATCTTAGGGAACAAACAATCACAGCCTTAGAAACGGCAAATACGGAACAAGACAAACGCCTAAAAAATGTAGAGGATTATCAGGCGATGGCTGAAGTCAGAAGCCAGAAAATCGTTAAAGCCGAGAAGGCATCACTTCACAATCAAATATGGAATAAAGCAGATGAGTACATCAAGCGTGGGTACGTCACCGTTGGGGAGCTGAACAACTTTGATTATCTGTTTGAAGCATATAAGAATCTCGGTGGAAATGGAACAGGCGACACATTGCGTGCCAAGGTATCTAATTTAAGTGTACGTGATGAAGGGATTTTACAACAAAAAGAAATTGATGAACATTAGGAGGAAATATCATGAAGTTAACAAATAAACAGTACGATTTAGCAAAAAAAGTTTTAACCGTTGGGGTGCCAGGAATCACGGCGTTTATCGTAACTCTAGGTGGTTTATATGGCTTCTCGACAGAAATTATTGTTGGAACGATTACGGCTGCTGCAACACTAGCTGGTGTTTTCTTGAATATCGCTAGCAGCCAGTATCAAGATGAACAAAAACCAGACTATGGTGATGGGCAGGAGTTTACAGAAAAAAACGCTGCTCAAACAACTAACGAGAATCATTTGAACAGCGAGTCTTATGCTAGTGGTGAATGGCCAGATGACATCCCGAAAGGTGATATCGAAAATCCTAAGCCTGAATCAATTAACTATACTCCTTCCAAGGAAGAGACTGGAAAGGAATCTTAGAAAGGAAACTTACAATATCCGATCTTCCGTGATACTGCATACGGCCATTAGGTTTTTGTTCGGCTAAAATGATGGGTCTTGGAAAATTAGCAGGCAGGCTCGATCTTACTAATTCTCGTCTGCTTGAATTTATGACGCCGCCTTTCATTAGAACTACAGTGAAGGTAACGCCTTGTTCTTTTGTTATTGCAGCTGTGTATCTCACTTTAAAACCTCCTTATCAGTTATTTCAGCAGACCATTTGCTGATAAGGAGATTATAGCAAAAAAATATTGTCAAAAGGAGGAAATAATTATGAGTATCGAAAATATGATTAAATGGATGACTGACCGTGAAGGTAAAGTGACTTATTCTATGGAGCGGCGGTTAGGTCCTAAAAGTTACGACTGTTCGTCTGCTGTGTTCTTGGCCATGATTGCGGGGGGATTCTTGCGTGTTGGATCAATGGGGAACACTGAAACATTGTTTGCAATGTCAGGTACTAAACTGAAAAAAATCAGCCGATCAGAAGTGAAACGTGGAGACATCTTTGTTGCTGGTACTCCTGGTCAGTCTAATGGATCAGGGGGGCATACAGGTATTTTCCTAAGCAACAAGAGTTTCATTCACTGTTCATATTATTGGAACGGAATTCATACGGATAGCCACGATTCATACATGAGTACTCGTCTAACACATCATTTTTATCGAATCGTCACTACTGGCACTGTGAAACCAACCGATAATAAGCCAAAAATGATTCAATTAGCGATCGACGGGCAATTCGGTAACGCTACTGCTCGTCGTCTACAAGAGTACTTTGATACTGCTGGCAAAGATGGCATTATAAGCCACCAATACAAGCAAAAATTCAATCAAAATATTCATGCTGCGGAATTCGATAATTCTTTGATCGGATCGAATGTGGTTATGGCGTTGCAAAAATTCTTAGGAATAACCCAAGATGGTCTAATGGGTCAAGCGACTATTAAGGCTTTGCAGAAACGATTGGGTACGACACAAGACGGCATCATCAGTCCGGTATCCAATGCAGTCAAGGCATTGCAGCAAGCGTTGAACAATAATAAACTTTCATGGTAAACAAAAACCCCTTACTCGTTTGAGTAGGGGGTATTTGCTATCCTATGATATATTTTTTTTATAGAGTCAGCCACAAAGGGATATTCTAATTCATTTAGTTCTTCTAACGAGAAGTAATTCATCAAGCCCATGATCTTGGCTCCAACAATTGAAGAGTTATCTAAGTCTACTATCAGATAAATATGATCTGTAGATTGAATATAGTCAATTTCCCCAATCGATTTGTTGTAAAACGTAAGATAATCATAGTCAACATTATAATTTACCGAAAGTGATGCATCAGCAATAAAATCTTTATAAAGAATTTTGTACATAATGCACCCCCCTATCGTTTAAATCCTCATTCATTGTACTTTGGACGAAACAAGTAACCATTTCTTGGTAATTCCAAGTTGAACCGTCTTTAATATTAAAGGAAATTTCTGATTCATATACCTCTGTTACTATTTTAACACTTTTCATTTTAAATTGCCCATTATTTTTAATCATCGCACTTCCGAAATAATTAATCCTAACATTTTCTTCGGAAAAGTCTTTATCTTCAACTATTATAGTGGGAGTAGTTATAACGCTTAATATTTGTCCAAAATTGAATTCATCATTGTAAAAAGATCTATCTGGATGGTCATTAATTACATGTTCCGTCCAAGTACTTTCTTTCAAAACGACTCTATGCCCTAAAGGGTTGATAGTTTCAAATTTAAAATGGTCAATTGTAGGTTTACTATTAAAGTTTATTTTAACAGTTTCGATTTTAGCAGGTGGCGTTACAAGTATTTTAGGATTGATTATTTTAGAGCTATCACTTACAACTTTAGTACTCTCTTCTTTTTTACAATCAGTCATTGAATCCACCTATTGTAAAGCTTTTGCTTGAGTGAATACCAATGGTGATGAGCAGATTTCATTATCATCTACATACAAAATCAGATCAAATCTTCCTAAGTGGTCAATTTGAAGTGAATTTAATACAATGTTTGCATTCATGGAAAAAACTGTATTGGGATCATCGTCTTGAGAATTAAAATTATTAATTTGTACCGGAATATTTTCATTTAAAACTATTCTTTCTATTGATTCACTCCTTAGAACTAACTTCAAATTGTGGCTTTGCTTAGGGTCGATCCCAGAAATATTAAATAGCAACGCTAAATTGTGAAGTGTAGGAGTACTTAATACAGAAAAGCTATTTGTAGGATTATTAATGAAAAAACCATTTCCATTTTGATCAGCGTTTACATTTTGAGCTAAAATCATATTGCCGTACATTTTAAAAACTCCTTTTTAAAAATTTACTTACATTATACTTATTAAATTAAACGGAAAACAAGAGGAACTAATGTTTGTATAAGACGGATTGACAATTTTATGTTATAACAAAAGCTCCTTACTCATTTAAGAGCAGGGAAGCCATTTAGGGTGCAATTATCTTGAAATAATTAGGTTCATACTATACATTAGTAAGTGCAACAATCTACGAAGAGTATTTGGCGGTAATGCTTGGGGAAGTGCGCCTAATACTCTTCTTGTTTATTTTATCATTATTTCATTTTAATAGATATTATTGTTTAGAATATCGTCTAAAATACTTTTATGTTTTTCAGCATATTGTGATTGTAAATTCATGACACAAAAGAGAAACTCCTTACTCAATTAGAGTAGGGGGCTTTTTTTCTTATATTCGTTTTACTTGCAGTAAATAAGTTTATATTATACATTAGTAGGTGCGTGCAATACTTTATGAAGAGTAGTTAGGCGGTGAAAACTTGGGGAAGTGCGCCTAATACTCTTCGATTTTTATTTTATCATTATTTCAATGTAATAGATATTATTGATTAGAAAATCGTCATAAATTTGTTGAGTTTAATTAATAAAAGTTGTAATGTAGACTCATACCAACCAATCCAATTTTTCATTTGTTTACACTTCTTTGCTAAATCCACTCTAGGCAGAATAGAGTGGATTTTTTGTTGAAATAAAAACTATGTTCTTGTAGAATGAAATCATAGCCTTAACCGGGGCTATTTCATTTTATATCTTTTTTCAGGCCCACTCTCCTTGAGGGTGGGTTATTTTTGAGCAAAAGATTACTACAATGGTGCAGTTGACGGTCTATGCGGTAAAAACACAATTAAAGCGATGCAGAAAGCTTTGGGTAACACACAAGACGGAAAGATCAGCGAAGTGTCTGATATGGTCAAGGCATTACAACGAGCATTGAACAACAATAAGCTTCCATGGTAAACAAAACCCCCTTACTCGGTTGAGTAGGGGGGATATTTATATTAAGGTTTGCAATTCAAGGTAATTATTATAAACAGATAGTATTTGTTTTAGAGCAGATTTTTCGTCTTCAGTAATGTATCTATCGTCATAATAGGTATCACCGTGAAGACGAATTAATGTATCGGAAGAATTAGCTATATCATTGTACATATCAACAGTTGATGAATTTAGTGGGGCATTATACCATTCCCAAACTTCCCCAGATCCATTATCCCTTTTCCAATCATTGTAGTCAGGAACGAGTGAATACTTATTATCATCAGTTTTAATTTCTATTGATTTTGCAAAAAGCCAATCATCATCTACATAACTGAATCTAACAATGCCGTAAATATTAACATTCGACCAAGCGTTATCAAAATCTGAATTGTCGGTACTATCTAGTCCATTTACACCTAAATAAGGGTAAATTTGATAATAATTAGTATAGTCTGGAAGAATTGTATTGTGAGCAAAAAGAGTATCATTCATCTCATCTGATGACAATGATAAAGACGACAACTCTGTTTTTATTTGATCTGCTAACTTTCCTTTATTCAGATCGTTATTTTGATTGTTGCCATTTGTTGAAGAGTTACTATTTGCATACTTTCTGAAATCGAATGTCCTGCTAGTCGATTCAGTAGTACTAGAAATCTGTGTATTTGATTGTGAATCTGCTGTAACTATTTGATTCTGATCGTCTGAAGAAAAACTTTCCATTCCAAGATAGCATGCTACTAAAAGTACACCATTGATTAAAAGTATTTTTTTCTGTCTAGAAGTATCCCTATACTTGATCATTTTCAAGAAAAATAAGATACCGTTAACAATTAGCCCTAATATTAAAAATGTAAAAATCCAACCTAACACTAAAATCATAACATTACCCCTTATATAATTTTAGTTTAATTGTACTAAAATATAAAGGAGTTAGTCAACGCTTCAATTATTGAAATAGATGCTAATTATAAACTTTATCCAACATTATAAGGATTAATGTAATAATCAAATTTGTGTTTACCCAGAACTAATTCTACATAAAAACTGATGCATTTTTCGCCAAAAATTGATTCCTGAGATTCTGAGATTGAGTCGGGAAAGTCAGCTAAGAAAGTATTTCGATCAACATAACCTTGCTCGTATTGAGTAATAAGATTCATATTAGTTTCCACCCGGTTTATATTTAACGCTGGGATCGTATTTTCGAAGTATCTTGTCTTGTGTCCTAACGTGATCGAACAGATAATTTTCACCGTCTATTTTAAATACAAAAGCCAACTCTTCCGAATAATGACTATAGCTGATGGGTACAGTGAAATAGGGTTTCCCAAAATTTTCCATTGTCCTAACAAACTGGTCATACATAAAATGTGCTGGACCCATCCTCTCGATAAACTCGTAGTAATATCTTTCTAATGCGTAGGTTCTTTGATGCGCTAATGGTATTTGCATATCAATCACTCCTTAACAAAAATTATACGAACGAACGTTCTCGTTGTAAAGCGAACACCAGATTAATTATTTAGTTGTTTATGCTATTTAAAGGGGCAAAAAAGGGGCAAAAATTGCCCACTAGTCCATACCAGTCAAATATTTATAACAGTATGCGATGCTAAATCCGCCTTATTTGATGCGGAAAAGCACCAGTGTATAGTAGTAGGAAAATGATTTAATTAAAAGACGCAGTGAAATAACTTCATTAAAAACCCGTTGGGGCTCTAAGGCTCTAACGGGTTTTGTCTTGTACATATAGTCTGAAGGGGCAGGAAAGGGGCAATAAATTGTAGTTTAAAGTCCATCCTTTTCCAAATCTTCTAGGATATTGGCACGCATGTTTTTAGTGACGTGTGTGTAAATTTGATTTGTAATCTTGGAATCCTCATGACCAACTCGATCCATGATTGCTTTTAACGGATATCCTTTTTCGGCAAGCCATGAAATATGGGTGTGACGAAAAATGTGGGATGATAAATTCTTATGTTCAAGTCCAACTCTTGATCCAGCTTTTTTCAATCCGAGGTTGAAAGAATTAATTTGAACGGGAACGCCATTCTTGGTTACAAATAGATAGTTCAATTTTTCGAATTTAGGATTCTCAATAGCATCCAAACTCACTTCATCAATGGTTCGTTGAACGAGATCAATTGTCCTTTTTGTAATATCAATCGTTCTATAAGATGCGTTTGTTTTAACGGGTCCTTTAATACCTTTGCGATAGCCTTCAGTTCGGTCTATTGATCCATTTACATGAGCTTGACGATTAACTAAGTCAAAATCATTTGGCTGCATTGCTGTAGCCTCACCAACACGCATACCAGTTAAGAACATAAATTCTGCCAGTCTAGCCAAACGATAAGTTGATGGCCTACGATAAAGTTCTTCGATTAATTTCTCAGCTTCTTCACGTTCTAAGTATTTGTTTTCGAGCTTCTTGAAGTCCTCACGAGTTTTTGGTCTCTTCTTGATAATAACGTCAGCCATTGGATTAAAATCCACGTAGCCCATTCTACGAGCGTATTCAAACACCATGTTGAATATAGATTTAATTGTACTTAGGTATTCATCCGAGTAATCAAGTTTGTTGAATGCAGTTTGAAGAAGTGGAGCATCTATATTGTCCGCCCAAACATCGGCACTAATCATACCCTTAACTGATTTTATTGTTGCGTTATACGCCATTTTAGAACTATTTCTAAGCGGCTTTTTGTGCCCTTCGTACCATTGATCAATCGCATCATGAAACATGATCCGCTCTTTTTTCTTCTCATTAATCACTTCGTTAATTTTTATTTCTAATAGCTTACGTGCCTTGTTAGAGGCTTGAGCAGAATCGCTTGTGAGTATAACACTCTTCTTTTTGGTCTTCTCAGAGTACGGATCCTTATATCTTTCTACATACTTGAATTTTCCATCTGCTAGTTTCTCAATCCACACTTTAAACAACTCCTATAATTTGTTACAATAGGCATGACTAAATAAGCCTATCGTTTATTTTGTTTTGCACGCCTGTCTTTGGTCGGAGGGGCGTGTTTTTTTATTGCTTAACTTTTAAAATCAAGCGGTAATTCTACTTGCCCATCTTCTCGTGAAGTCATAACATTAAATTTGTTCATAAAATCGTTCCAGTTTTCAGAAATCCTCATTATTCCTAAAACTTTATAGATTTGCGCACTTAATTCGGGATGACCTATATCTGGAGTTAAACTTTGGAAAAAACGAGCAGAATAGTTGCCATTTTTGCTTTTAGGGGTTTTACTCTTTAATTCTTGCAAAACTCCATCGGGTAATCTTTCGTAAATTAGTTTGTTCGTCCATTTACCTACAACCCCAGGTCTTTTCTTTATGGATTGCACATCAAAATTCCAACCATTTAATCTGAATATTTCAATGTAAAAATCATCGGGAAACATCTTTTGCCATTTCAATAGTTCTTCGCTGATATAAGCCTTAAATATTTTTTGTAGTTCTAATTTTTCTCTATCATACTGATATCCTGTTGCTTCATCAACTAAGGCTGTTACCCCAACTTTTGCCAGAGATCGCACAAGGATCTCGGCTTTTTGAGCAGTATCCAATTGTGCTTGTGACTTGATTACACCAGTTTCTCTGGCTTTTAGATATAAATCTGAAACTAACGGTAAAATATTTGCGTCAAAACCTAGCTGAGTTTTACCATTTAATCCTATATATTCAATTTTATTGATCACCGCACTCAAATCGCTTGAAATCAAGGGTTGTAGATTTTTAGCATCCATAAAAGTAGGTATCCCGATCACTCTTGAATTACCTCTTTTTGGGCGATCTAAAGCTTGAAATACTCCCGCTTGAGTAATCACTCGTTGTCCGTTGTTTAAGACTGCTACATCTAAAGTGGTATTGCCTAATTCAAGTAATCCTTCGTGCGTAGCTTTTAAAACCTCATCCATAAAATCATTCCTTAAAGTTATTTGAGTTTATTTCTTAACACGACTTCTGTCTGTCAAGAAAGAGGGTCATGCTTTTTTGTTTAATTTAATTCGAATGAATCAACCACAACGCCTGGTACAGTTATTTCTCCACCCAATGCAGAAGTGTAAGTGTATTCTCCGTAAGAGGTGCCTCTGATAGTAATATAGTCATCTTCTAGTAGTCGATTATTTGATAGTTGGTCTTCTGATATTTCAATATACAGTACTTGATCATAATTATCATCAACTGCAAAACGGAACTGAGAATGTTCTTCACCTTTCATCACCTGAATTATTCTTCCAGAAAACTTAACTTTTTCAGCTAAATAAGTATCAGGGTTTCTAGCTAAGTTTTCGTATGTGATTCCAGTATCATAACTAGCTTTTTCTTCTTCAGCAGCCTTGCGTGCGGCTTCCTCAGCTTCTTGTTTCTGTTTTTCAGCAGCCTCTTTTTCCGCTTGCTCTTTTGCTGCCGCTTCTTCAGCTGCTTTTTTATCAGCTTCTTCTTTCTCTTGCTGTTGTTTCTTTCTAGTTGCTTCGGCCTCGGCAGCAACTTTCTCTAAGGTCGCTTTTGACTTTACAATCACTGTTTTCGTTTCTTTTCCATTTGAAACTTCGTATGTGGTATCTTCCGTTTCTGGAAGTGGAGCTGTCATGCTAAATGAACCAGAGGCTGTTGGTTCTATTTCTTTTACTAATTCATTGCCTTGATTTACAGTAATTTTACTTTCTGGATCAGCTTTTCCAGACAAGTTAAAATTATTGTTTTCCAAGTAATGTTGAGGTTGGTATACGCTAAACTCAATTTCTTCTTCACTAGAGGATACAGCAATCATTGATGAAGAACTAGATTCCATTGCATCACCACCATCACCACCTTGACCGCCACAGCCTGAAAGTACTAAAGTGACAAATAGCAACCCATATACTACTTTTTTCATTTCTTTTCCTCATTTCTTTGATATAATAATTTTGTAATCTCTCAGAAATGAGTAGCCCTTATCGAAGCTGTAACTTCGGTAGGGGTATTTTTTATGCGTAATTCCTCATACTTTCTCGAACGTATCCCTCTAAAGTCCATGGAATATTGTAGTACTCCATAAATTTAACCGCATTCAATTGCTCTTTGTCAAAGTCGTATTCATTTGCCCATATATACAATAGGATTTCAATCGCAATTCTATTGGCTTCGAATTCTAACTTACGTCTACCATAATCAGTTGCATTATAGTAATCTGATAATTCTTCGTGTTTCTTAATACAGTGCCCCAGCTCATGAGATATTTCAAAATCAGAATTTTTTTCAAGTAATCTATCGCTTAGAAAAATCGTTTTTTCTTCAGCGTAATATATACCGCTTCGATCCATATCCGTAAAGATCAGATCCAAACCCATATCATTTACTATTTTTAGCAAATGATGATTAACCTCGCACATATACACATCACATCACTTTACTTTTTCTCTGCAGCTCTTTTGGCAGCTAGAACTGCTTTCAAGAACTCTACTTCTTCATCTGTTACTGGTTCTCCGTCAAACGCAAATACACCATGTTTCTCTGCCAAAGAAGTCTTTTCTTCTCTGCCTAAAAGATAATCTACGCTGACTCCAAAATAATCAGCTAGACGAGCCAATTCAATTGAATTAGGTGTTTGCCTTTTCCAACTTCCAATATAACCGTTTGAGTAATCAAAATCTTTTTCCAATTGTCTAATTGATATCTTTTTTTCTTTTGCTAATTCTTTTATTATTTCGTAAGTATTCACTGATAAATCAACCTTTCTGAATGCCTACAAAAAAAGTTTAGATAAATAATATAAAAATAGTTGACTTATATATATTATTAATCTATACTATGTCTTGTAAACAAGTTTAACGACTAAACGGACAACAAAAACACCATTGATGATTAAACGCCAACCGCCAAGAAAGCTTTTAAAATCAATTGTTTTACGTCTTATTTAACTATGCACTTAGTATAGATTAATAATCTAATAAAGTCAATATAGTTTAGATAAAAGTTGTTAAATTTGTTTACGAAATATATGAAAGGAGATTTCTATATGGCTGACATTGCAGAGATTACACAAAAAGACAGGGAAAAAATCAAACAATATGTTGAGAGTTCTAATTTCTTAACTTACACAATGCTTGCGAACAGATTCAATATCGATAAAAGTTACTTATCTTTGATTCTAAGCGGCAAACGGACTTCTGCGGAAGCGAACAAAATTATTGATTCGATCATCGCAATGTATGAATTGTAAAGGGGGAATCAAATTGAAAAAGCCGACATTAAAAGAATTGATCATATCTGCTGAAAAAGAAGTAAATCCAGATGATTGGTATCGGCAAGGGCTTATCCTAGAAAAATTTCATGGAATGTCAAAATCGGCTTTGCTGCAATACTGCAAGGAGATGGACGAAATTCCTGAATTCGCAGAAGGCTTGCTTCGCCCGGGTCCATCAACCACGTTTATTCATTACCAAACATTCTTATGGTTCTTAAAGTGGAAAGATACTAATAAGTATTTAACCAATAAATTATCGCCACACGAGGTGCTTGGCGGTGCTACAGCATGAACTACAACTTGCAGCAAGAACTTATGATCCACGGTCTCATCAAAGAAAAGATGAGAACCTTACACGATCAACTTAACGATCGGAAAGTACCACTGACTTAAACACTGCATCATAGATTGACATTTAACTACCACCAGTTTTTAACAATTATACCAAAGGAGGAACCGTATGAAAATCACTATCTCAATAAAAACAAACAGTTCAACAATGCAGCATAATGTCTCAACAAGAAAAGAAGCGCTCGCTTTGATCGATCGATACTTCAAGGAGGAGTCAGCATGAAGAAAAAATGGCTAGCAAGTCTAAATAGAAACAACTTCTACAAAGCACGACAACTTCAAGCGATTTCATATTTGAGCATTGGTTTAAACATTGTACTTTTGTTAACACTGATTTGGATCATGGGGGTTAAGTAGTATGACCAGAGTTGAAGCGCTACGTATAGGCAAATTAATTGCTGATCGCTGGTACAAGTATAACAAGCCTTTGATTCAATCAAAGCAGAATATTGAACGACAAAAAGACCGACTAGCCGGCAAGCTATAGTCAGTCAGATACGAAAAAATATTTACCTAAGTTTACCACAAATCGAGAGGAGTGGGAAGATGTCAGATTATATCGCAACAAATTACGACAACCTGATGCAAGACGAAAGCAGCTATGTGTTCCCGAATATACACCAGTTTAAGAGTTTTGATGAATACAAGGAAGAACGCATCATGACAAGCTACAAACCTCGTGTAGTCAACGCTGACGATGAATTGTTTATCGTTTTTGTGAAGCCCAATCCAGGCACAATCATCTTTTCATTGGATGAGGTTTACGAAAAAACGAAACAATATCTAGTCCACGCTGAAGACATCTGCGAATTCATATTTGACGAAAAAGACAAAGATTTGGTTTGGAGCGCCGAACCAGTTCTAGGGAAGGATTTGATTTAATGGCAGAGAAAAATATTATTCAAAAATTAATCACTCTAAGAAAAAAGATTCCATACATCAAAAAGGAACAAAAACAGTATATGAAATTTGCTGTTGTAAGTTCTGAAACTGTTCTAACGGAATTCAATCGCCATATGAATAGTTTAAACCTCTACTTGAAAACCGAAGTTCTTCATAAAGAAATCGAACGACAAAAAGTAGGAGTAAATGAAAAAACGAAAAAAGATATTTTCAACTATTTAGTGACATTGGACATGAAATATACATGGATCAACGCTGATGATCCTTCAGAAAGAGAAGAAATTTTGTTTGCGGCTATGGCGGATGATGAGAATGCTTCATATGCATACGGGCAAGCACTAACTTATGCTGAAAAAACGTTCTTTCTTAAAGAATTTAACATTCCGACTGATGAAGTCGATCCAGATGTTTTTCAAAAAGAAATTCTTAAACGCATTCCAGCAGAGCCAGAGCAGAAAGAAGCGATTGAAATTCAGTTGCAAAAACTACACGACTTAAAAGGGCAGCCGAAAGAAGCCTTTTTCGAACAAGCGAAGATGTCAAATGGGATCTCTCAAGCTAAAGCACTTGATGATTTCAGCGGCTATGATTTCGGTTTGGTTATGAACACTTTGACTAAATGGGTCAACGGGTATGAAAAAGAAGCCAAAAAGAAGAAGTGATGTAAATGAACAACCTTTCGTATCTAGCAAAAATAACAAATGTCGATGGAGACAAAGTCACTTTGCAACTTAAAGAGTCGCTAAACATTGAACGACTCAAAACAATCTTTGATGGATATGACGGCGAGCGACAAGCAGAAATATTCATCAAAGACCCACGAGGGTTCACAGTCGAACAGAGACGCTTCACATTCGCTTTAATGCAAGACATATACATTTACACTGGCGAACCATTAGAGAGCCTTAAAGACGTGTTCTATTGGCAATTTCGATACTTCACAGGGAAGAACATTAGCTTGTCGAATCAATCGGAGAACACAGTCGATGAAGTTTCAACATTAGATGAATTGATACTAGATTTTATCTTCGCAAATGACATTCCGTTTCGTGAAGGCTATGAGATTCCGCCACAAAATGAACAGTACTTTTTCTATAAATGTGTGACAAACAGGACCTGCTGCATTTGCGGTAAAAAGAACGCTGACATCGATCATTTTGACAAAGCTTTGGGAAGACGAAAGCGGAAAGAAGTTGATCACACAGAATTTACTTTTGCAGCACTTTGCAGAACCCATCATACCGAGAAGCACCAAATAGGAATTACGGAGTTTAAGAATAAGTATCACGTTATCGGGATCAAATTGAAACAGGAAGAAATTAAAAAATTGAGGATTGGAGGATAAGGAGTTGGCAGAAACAAGAACTCAAATATTTCGACAATCAAAGACAAATAACTACTCAATTATTCATAACGAAATACTCAGACGTAATGACATTAGTTGGAAAGCAAAAGGAATCATGTGTTATGTCCTTAGCCTTCCAGATGATTGGGTAATTTATTTAGAAGAATTGATTGAACATGCTACCGATAAGAAAGCAAGTTTTAGAAGTGGATGGACTGAATTAACTGAAAAAGGATATGTGCGTAGGTTTCCTGTTAGGAATGAATCTGGAAAAATCATCGAATGGCGAACTGAAATAAGAGAAAACGTTGATTTAACAACAAGTTCACCACTTACCGATTTTCAAGAAGTAGAAAACCAAGAAGTAGAAAACCAAGAAGTAGAAAATCGGAAGCTACTAAGTACTTATTCTTTTACTAATGACTTACAGATACCAAGTACTGAATTGTATATAGACAGTTTTGAGAAGTTTTGGGAAAGGTATCCGAAAAAGACCCAAAAGAAAAAAGCCAAAGAACAGTTCAAGAAGAAGATAACGAATCAGAGTTTACTTGACCAATTTGAGACTGGTTTTTCAGATTACTTGGCTTATATAAATTTGAATGATTGGTATCATCCCCAAGAGTTCTTCAGATGGATTAGAGATGAGCGCTATAAGGATCAATATGATTTAGCGCCGAAAACTTCTTATCCTCAAAAGACAAGACGCGAAACCTTGCCAGATTGGGCAAAGGAACCAACTAATTACACAAGGAATAAACCGAATGTCACAGAAGAGGATCTAAGGGGGTTTTTAGAAGATGTCGGAGACGAAGAAGGATTTTAGCAAGCCAGTAAAACTTATTTACAGTCTGCTCCCCCCTGATCAACAAGAACTTATGAGATTTCCTCTTGAGTCGATGACTGGTTACATCAAAGAAACAGGAGATACCGAAGCGAAGGGTGCAGAAGCAAAATTTAGAACGTTTATGCTTGTATACCGCCATTATCTAATAAGTGAAAGGCTTGTTAACAGTAACCATTTCGGAAAAAACTTTCTCCAAGCCACTACAGATGAACTTTGGGCGGAAGCTCAGCAACTTTACGTCAGCCTAAAAAATGGAGGTAAGTAATATGGAAAAAGTTATTTGCTTAGATGGATGGCGCTTTGATTTTCCAAAAAGAACGTTAGCAAAGGCAGCGGCTTTATTAGATTCAGGAATGAAGCCGACAGAGGTTGCGCATGAGCTAAAGCTAACAGAAAGGGATATAGCGGTCATAACGTTAGACCTGTTGGATAAACGAGATGCAATTTAAGAAAAGCATGGTGATTACGATACCAGGAGAGCTAACAGACCTGAACAAATTCATCAATAGCCAGCGGACAAACCGCTATGCAGGAGCCAAGTTGAAAAAGGAGAACACGGAAAAATGTTGCTATGCATTCTTGATGGCGAAAGCGGCAGGGTTAAGAGTGACAACGCCAATCAACTTGAAAATAACTTGGTACTGCAAAAATAAGCGCAAGGATAAAGATAACATTGCATTTGGGATCAAGTTTATCTTGGACGGAATGATTGAAGCGAGAGTGATCGCAAATGATGGTTGGGGTGAGGTAGCCAACTTTGAGCATCGGTTTGAAGTGGATAAGGATTGCCCAAGGATTGAAATTGAATTGGAGGAAGCAGAATGAGAAAAACGTATGAAATACGTGGTAGGAATCCATTGAGAATCAATGATGATGATCAAGGTGAACACTATAAAACACTCACGTTTACCGTAGGTTATGGATATATCGCTGCACCACTTAGCAAACCAAAAGTAAAAGAACTCATAAAAGATTTAGAGAAATGGTTGGAGGAAGAAGAATGAATACAGTAAATTTAATCGGCAGATTGGTAAGAGACAACGAATTGAAGTACACGAAGTCTGGAAAAGCGGTGGCTACAAATACCATAGCTTTAGACGATGGTTGGGGAGATAACAAGAAAACATATTTCATTCCTATCGTAGTGTGGGAGAAACAAGCCGAATCACTAGCCAACTATACAAACAAGGGATCAAAAATTGCAGTCAACGGCAAGCTGACTAGCAGAAGTTATGAAATGCAAGACGGGCAGAAAAGAACGATTATCGAGGTTGTGGCAAATCAGTACGGTGGAATCGAGTTTTTAGATACCAAAAACAGCAGTGGTGGCGTTACAAATAGTCAAACGACTAATAATGCTAACGTTCAACAAAACCGCAGCAACGTTCAATCAGACCCATTCAGCAATTCATCGATCGATATTGATGATAGCCTTCCATTTTGAGAGGTGAGCAGATGACACCAACTCAAATACAAATCAGAAACATGTCGGATAAGGACCTAGTATGGAGAAAGAAAGTGATCGATAGCCATGTCGAGAGATTGCTCAAGCAACAAGAATGGCTAGCCGAGGAAATGGAACGGAGGAGTAAAGATGAAAGTTAAAGTTTACGGTATGAAATCAGGCACCGTATATGCAACGGGCGAAAAGATTGATTGCATGAGAGAACTACACAAAAAGTTTCCTGACTTTCACAAAGGGATTAAGAAAGATATTGTCAATAATCCAATTTATGATGAACCGCTGGCGATCAAACCTATTCGATAGCTAAAGAAATGGAGTGAATCCATTGAGAGATAGATTAATCAACAAAACTTTACTTGAACTACAGGACCATCTAAGCGGAGATCAACTGAGACGGCTAAAAGATGTTTTAACAATTGAATGTGCAAAATATCTAATTGCTGAACAGAAAAATGAAGTCGTGATTTACGATGAAACATCTGACATTGCAGCATACAAGCAATTCTTCGTTTCAAAGAAGATACAGAGACTTTCAAGCGGAACTTTGAATCTTTATATGCAGACAATCAATCTCTTCATGAGAAGCGTTAGGAAGCCATTCAGTGATGTCACTACGAACGATATTCGATTGTTTATTGCCAACAGGGAAATGATCGATAACGTAAGCAAAGGCACACTTGCAAGAGAACGAGGCTGTATTGTTCGATTCTTCAAATGGTTATGCAACGAGGAATATATCGCAAAAGATCCTGGGACAAGAGTAGAAGCCATCAAAGTGCCCAAGCGTAGGAAACAGGAATTCAGTGAGCTAGAAGTTGAAAAGTTGCGATCGGCAACAGCAAATTCTAAAGAAGCACTTGTTATTGAATTGCTGCTGAGTACCGGATGTCGTGTCTCAGAATTAGTTTCACTGAATTTTCGGGATTACGATCAAGAAAATGATTCTATCACTGTCATTGGGAAAGGCAATAAGCAGCGAACGTTATACTTGAATGCGAAAGCGAAGATAGCTTTGAACCACTATCTGAAAGACATGCCACATATTACTGGTCCAATATTCTTCGGACAAACAGCAGGCAAGGAAATGACGTCTGCAGGAGTTCAGAAGCTAGTAAAGCGTTTGGGCGATCGAGCAGGTGTGGCAAATGTCCATCCGCATAGATTCAGACGTACTGCAGCCACCTTGGCAAGAAGACACGGGATGCCGATTGAATTGGTGATGAACTTCTTAGGTCATGAAAGCATAGATACAACGTTGAAATATTCGATGATTGGCGACGAGGAACTCAAGTTGTCACATCAAAAATTTGTTAGTTAACAATCGGAAGATATTACCAACTAGGAGGAGAGAATGCTCAAGTTAATCACGTTAGAGAAAATAGGTTTTAACAACTCTATAAAACTAAATGATCTTTTTGATTATGAAGAGGACTCGTGGATAGTACGAGCTATTTCTGGCAACCGCATTAAAGGTCGATATATTAATACTGGGGGTATTAAAGGATTTCAGCATGATCTAATCGAAGCAACTGTAGTAGCGCAAAAAATCGGTACGTTTGATAAAAATAACAGAGTTTCCAGTGAAACAGAAATCATAAGCACAGCTAAAATGGCTTCGATTAATTCTCTTTCGTCTCACGAAAAACGGCGCACTGTAAGGGTCGGGGATGTGTGCGAATTGGGAGACAATGAATTTTATATCGCAAGAGAAGTAACAGAAATCAAGTACAGCTTTGTTGATGTAGTAACCAAGTTAAAAGGTTATAGCGTGACAGAATTAACACCGCTAGAAATTAAAAAACTTAAAAATCAAAGACGATTAAACGAATTAGGTTGGTCAGTTTGTTAGTGACAGATTTAGCTGAATAAGGAAACGAGGTATTGAAATTGACATACACGCAAGAGGAATTAACCAAAATTTGTCCTGATGCAGTCGCAGAGTATATTGATGAAATTATTTTGCCAGAATGGGCAGATAGGAATAGCACTGCTGAATTCATTGCAAGCTCAATGATTTACGAATCATTAAGTCGATTAGATTTGGCTAGTATAGATATGATTAAATACTACCAATTACATGGAAATTTTGCATTGATCGATTTTTTTGTAGTGGAAGGAATAAATCGAAAAGTATTAGTTGCCTATATCCAAAGCGCTTTTGATAGTTGGATTTAGTCCACTAATCACCAAAATAACCAACTGAAGGAGGTAAAGCTTTGAAAGTATTAGAATTATTTGCCGGTACCAGATCTATCGGAAAAGCTTTTGAGAAAGCAGGCCATGAAGTATTTTCTATCGAATGGGATAGAAAGCATGAAAATATTGATTGGTATGCCGATATTTCAAAAATCACTGCACAAGATATCTTGCTTAGATTCGGACAGCCGGATGTGATATGGGCCAGTCCAGATTGCACATCATACAGTATCGCTGCAATCAGTCATCATCGAACGAAAGAACCAGATGGGAATCTAGCTGCGAAATCAGAGTATGCATCATTTTGTGATTTAACAAATCAACATATGCTGAAATTGATTCGAGATTTGAATCCTAAACTCTTCTTTATCGAGAATCCCCGAGGTGGGATGCGAAAGATGCGGTTTATGAAAGACTTACCACGATATACAGTAACTTATTGTCAGTACGGCGATACACGTATGAAGCCAACGGATATATGGACAAATCATCCAGAGCCGAGATTTAAAAAAATGTGCAAGAACGGAGCGCCTTGTCACGTTTCTGCACCTCGTGGATCACAGACAGGTACACAAGGGATAAAGGGGAGTGTTGACCGTTCGAGAATTCCCCAAGAACTTTGCGAGCATATTGCAAGTATCAGTGAGGAATATGTTTCAGCTGCAGCTTTGAAAAGAGTGAATTAGTCAGCTATCCGACGAAATAAACAACTAGGGGGAATAGTTATGCAAATAGAGAATTCAGCTCTACCAGAGAGTGAATACATTGAAAAAGTAATCAATGTCGAAAAATTAGAGAGTGGAAGTTATCAAGTGACGGCTCGTGCTTTCCCTACAAGAAAAAGGAAAGTTCAAATTATTACTATGAAATTTTCTCGAAACGGATTTAACGCATTATTAGGATCTTTGATGGCCTTGGCACAGGAACAGGAGGAAGAATGATGAATGCTCGGCAAAGAAAGAAAAAACGTAAACAGTGGATTGCTATGATTGGCGAACAAGCTGAACATCAACTGTATTGTGGATACTGCTTAAAAAAGCTTGATTTAAAGAGAAACAAATATGGCAGTAAGTATGGATATTGCAACGCTGCATGTTATTTCAGGGATGTTCTTTAATTCCGCAATCGTCAGCGATAGCAAACAGGAGGGATAAAATGAAAACCGAATACGATGTTTTTATAAACGGAGAACATGACGGTACAGCACTGAAGATGACTTTATCAGGCAACAATATTTATTTTGAGGGATATACACCAGATAAGCCGATCGAAACAGAAGTATTTCGCTTAGATACTGAAGAAAAGTATTGCATAGTTGTTGGAAGAAAATTAACCAAAGGGATTTTTTGGCAAGTAGTTTGGTATAGCGAGGAATACGATATCGCGCATATGTCTGAATTAAAAGATCATCCTGAATCGAGATTAGCCCAGTATTTTCCGATGAATAAATGCTACGAAATTATAGTTGATCACAATTTAAATCTTGTTGGAGACTATATCGTGATAAAGCAAGCTGGAACAGAAATCGAATTGGTGAAAGCCGATGAAAACTAGCCAAGCAATCATCATAGTACTGCTAACGATCGCTGGCCTAAGTTGGCTATCCTATACAATTGTGGACCAGCAACTGCAGATCGTGAAGCTAGAACAGCAGCTGCAGCATGAGCAGATGAAGTACAAGATTATTATCAACGATCCGTTAGTCAGGGATGCGATGGAAGCAGGAGGATAAATGATGGACTTTGCAGTAGCATTTTTTCTCGCAGTCGTAGCGACAGTGGTTGCAAGTGTGATTTTTGGTAAAGAAGACAATGAGGAGGGCAAGTGATTGTACGAATGGCTGAGTAAGTATCAAGAGTGGGAACAAAAAATTGCTTTGCTTGATTGGGAACTTGAAACATACAAAGAAGAACTTGATAGATGGAAGAACCCCAATGACCTGGGAAGATATTCCTTGGTAAAAGAATCGAAGGCTAGTAAATTAGAGGATATTATAGATAATTTGGAGTATGAGCTGGCAGTGCAAATGAATTACCGCTTTGATCTGAGAAAGGTTATTTACTCTTTCAAAGGAATTGAGCAACACATATTGCGTATGAAATATGTTGAAGGGCTGACCCTACAAGAAATTGCAGATGAACTTGGTTACACGTACCAGTATATCCGAAAACATCATTCAGCCATTTTGAAAAAAGTTCAATTCAAAAAAGACTATGTTATCAAGGCTAAAAGCAACAATTAAGCAACAGCAACCATTGAAATAATGAATTATAATGGTATTAGTAAGATATCGCCCACAAGCACAACGGCATTCAACCTCCTTTTGATACGTAAAAATTATTCTGTGGGCGATAGTCACTGTGGCGGAAGTAGAAGACGTGAAGGATAAGCAGAAACCTATTAAGGAGCTATGCAATTCTGATTATGTTAGATAATCGTGAGTGGGGCAGTGCCACTCCAGTGACATAGGCAAAAGCCTCCTGATTGCAAGGGGTAAGTGCAAGTAGCCTAAAATGCATGCAGAGGGTAGCTCCCTCAAGTTGGTGGATATGGTTGTACGGAGGACCGGAAGAACCGGCAACGTCACAGGTTCGAATCCTGTGTCACCGATAGGGTTTATAGTTATCCCATTAAAAACTTGGTGTTTCGCTACCTTGATGCGAACGAACAAAGAAAGCAACCGAGGCTGTGGAAGGGCGGAGGAGCGGACGTCGGGCTCGTGTAGGTTGCTTTAAATTTAAGTCAATACTCTCATTCCCTTGTGGCAGACGTGTATCTGATATGAGAGTTTTATTAGTCACTCATTGCGAGTGGCTTTTTATTTTTGAGGAGGTGAAATTTATGAAAACTGGAATTTTCAAAACTAAGTACCGCACAGCTGAAGGACGATTCACATGCTCTTGGTTAATGATCCTAGGTAAATGTTTGTTTGTTAAGCATAAAAAAGCAGCCTGATAAAGGCTGCTTTGGAAAAGGTTATTTTCTGTACGTAGTTTTTTCGCAGCTAGGACACGGTGGTAGCGTGTCTGTATGGTCATCTAAATGCACTTTTTGACCGCAATTTGTACAGGAATAAACACCTTTCCCTGGTTTTTCTCCAGTTTTGTAAGCCATTTTATCACCTCCGTTGACTTGATTATACCTCTATTAATTTTCTAATCAATAACTAAAGTGATATTATGTAAATATTTTTTCGGAATAAAATTTTGAATTTATAGAATAGTGAAATACATAGAACGAAGCGAGGTGGCAATCATTTTAACGTGGACAGAAGAGCAGGCAAATCGCTTGAGGGAATTAATCAATGGCGGCGAAGGCACTAAGGAAATAGCGGCTATATTAACAAACGAGTTTGGTCGAGAGTTTACTTATCATAGTGTACGACATAAGCGCAGACGATTAGATGATGCGCCACCTCGTGACATAGACAGACAATCAATCAACGAAAATAAGCGGTATAACGCAGATGGAACTATTTCGCAAGCTGAATTTGATGTAAAGATGGCTTTCTACCAGAAGGACAGTAAAACGCCAGAAGACATCCTCAAGTACAAAGGCTATGATCCACAAGAGTGGGAAATATCTCAAGTAACCACCAATGAGTGGACGACCACTGCAGCGGATATCCAGAAATGGAATCAGCAGTTGAAGTTTGTGGTGAAGCCAAAGCATAAATCATTCAACGCATCTGCCTTCACTGAATCAATCAAGCCAGTAAAACTAACCGCAATCAAGACTGGTGATAGAAACCTATTCATCGGTTTGGCTGATTGGCATTTTGGTATTACTAAGCTAGAGGACTTGCAAGAGAAGCTAGCTATGATTGTGGATATAGTATCCAAAGGTTATAAGCAGATTGTTATTGGTCAGCTAGGAGATTTATTCCATAGCAGCCAAATTAAGAAGTCAGTCACGATGGCTGGCACAGTGTTAGATGATGTGGACATGGAGCAAGCGATTAAAGACGCTCGCTCCTTTTTTGACGTGTTGATTACTGAGTGTGTGAGACATTCGAAGCAAGTGACTGTGGAGCACGCCGAAGGGAATCATAGCGGATCGATTGAGTATATGTTTCTCCTATACCTAGAAGCCAAGTATCCGGACATCCAAGTGCACGCACACAACAAATATCGACAAGCGTTCATGTTGGATAACGTGGCGATCATGATTACTCATGGGCAGTATGGCAAGCGGAAGGATTTGCCGATGTTGTTCGCTACTGAGTTCAGCGATATATGGAGTAAGGCAACTACACGGGAGATTATCACTGGTCATTTCCACACGCAACAGACGAACGACTATCAAGGTGTGATCCACAGGCAGTTAGGGACCATTAAGCCGAATGACAGCTATGAGATCGAGAATGGATGGACGATGGGCAAGAAGGTGCTGCAGTTGTTTGAATATGATAGCGAAAGGTTGAGGGTTACGTATGATGTTTAAACCAAAAAACCGATTTGACAATTACCTAGATAAAACTATCAAAGACATCATCAAAATTGAGCGTAAGATTTCAAAAGCTAAAAGCAAGGGTGAACGTCATGCCGATCTGTACCGTTTATTCGTATTGAAATCTAAGTGGGACAGTGATGTTTTTAGAGACTGTGTAGAATACCTATTCGCTCATTTTCGAGTCAAAGGGTATGAGATACATTTTTCGGATGAATCAAAACCGTCGTTCGGATGGCTGACGATAAGGTGGAAGTGATATGCATTACTATTACATTCAGCTGTCAGTAGGAATACTAAATCATAAGAACATCCGACAAGCGGAGTTGAAACCTAAGCACACGTTGCTTGAATGCTATGGGCAGTTTAGTGACGAGTATATCGATCGGCATAGGTTGATATATGTTGGGCATGGTTGGAAGAGCGATCCGCATATTGTGGAGAAGTTGAGGAGGTATGGATGTGATCAGTGTAAAAACCAAAGCGGATCGAGCTAGGTTTTATGGATCGACTAAGTGGCGCAGCCTAAGGCAAGCAATACTTGAGAGAGATCACTACGAATGCTTGTGGTGTAAAGCAGAAGGCAGACTGACTACGCAATATGATTCGATACTGGAAGTCGATCACATCAAAGAGTTAGAAACAAATCCAGAGTTGGCGTTTGATCCAGACAACCTAAGAACGTTATGCAAGGACTGTCATAACAAGCGACACGATCGGATGAACTATCGTGGCCAAGCTAAGCAGAAGCGTTGGCAAGATGAGTGGTGGGGAGATTGATAAAAAATCAAATCCCAAAAATGACTAGAAAATCAAACGAAAGTGGGGAGTGACATACCCCCGGTCGAATTATTTTGGGGTCAAATCCCAATCTAGGGAACCGGTGGATGGGGTCAACTCCGCAGATGTATTCATTATTTTTCACACAACCCCACCCCGGGCTAGAAAGGAAGTGATTGTATGGCAGATTTAAAAAAGAGAAATAGGCTAGTTGCTGCCGAAGAAAAGCGGCTAAGCAAATTGTTTGAAGATATTGACGAGGACAAAAAGAAAGTCGTATCTGGTTTAATTACACAAGCAGCGCGGTTGAAAATTCTTCTTGATGAGATGTGGGTTGATATTTCTGAAAAAGGCGACTATGAACTTTTTTCTCAGTCAGAAAATCAAATTCCTTACGAGCGTGAGCGACCGGTTGCGAAACAATATAATTCTCGTGATCAATCTTATCAACGCGTGATTAAACAACTCACTGATTATTTGCCGGCCGAAAAGCAAAAACCTGCTCAAAATGCCGCGTTGGATGGCAGTGATTTGTTATGACAATAATAAAACCTTACTTCTTTGACGAATATGTAGATTTGTATGAACGAGGAATTATACCTTTTAACAAAGAGCGCATTCAGCTAGTTGATTACTTAAAAAAAGAAATACTCATTCGAGATGATATTTATTTTGATAATGAAATGATTGATAAATTTATTCGTTATACCGAAAAGAATTTTTTTCCATTAGCTAAATATCAAAAGTTTATAACACCTTTCATTTTTTGCTACCAGAAGCAAGATGACGAGGTGTTTTTTGATGAGATTTTAAACTCTATCGCTCGTGGTGGAGGGAAAAACGGCTTTATGTCTGCACGCGATTCTTTTTTTATTAGCCCTCTATACAACGTTAGAAATTATGATGTAACAATTACTGCTAACTCAGAAAAACAAGGGAAAGTTAGTTTCAAAGAAGTTTATGAAATGGTTCAAATGAACCGATTAGAAACGCAATTTTATCTTACAAAGATGGCTATAACCAACCGAGTTACTAATTCTATTTTTAGCTATCGTACAAATAATCCAAAAACAATGGATAGTGCACGTGACGGTTGTTTGGAGTTTGACGAGATACACCAATTTGAATCATCTGATTTAGTAGATATCCAACGAAGCGGACTTGGTAAAATAAAGAATCCTAGAACTTTTTATAATGGAACGAACGGACATGTGCGTGAAGGGTTTTACGACAAAATTCTCGAGAGGGCGCAAAAGATATTCAGTGGAGAAAATAAAAACGACAGGCTATTTCCTTTCATCTGCAAAATAGACACGATTGACGAAATGGACAATCCAAAAATGTGGTCAAAAGCTAATCCGATGTTTGAGGAAGATACGTCTTATTCGAGACGCTTATTTTCAACTGTTAAAAAAGAATATGACAAACTTCAAGAAGAGCCATCTGGAAGAAGAGAATTTGTCGTTAAACGAATGAACTTTACAGAAGGAGATTCGGAAAAAGATGTTACAACTCACGAAAAGCTAATGGCGACTAATCAACCTATACCAGATTTGAAAAATCATTCTTGCGTTGCGGGTTTTGACTATGCAAGCATTCGAGATTTCGCAACAGTCGGATTGCTTTTCAAGGAGGATGAGAAGTACATTTGGTTTCAGCATAGTTTCGCAAGGAAACAGTTTCTGGATACATTTAAATTGAAAGCACCTATCAAAGATTGGGAATCCAAAGGTCTAGTAACCATACTTGATGAACCGTCTATCGACCCTCGTCATTTAGTGGATTGGCTTGTGGAAAAAAGGAAACATTACAACATTGAGATTGTGGCGTCTGATGGATTTAGAATGGATTTGTTACGGCCGTTGCTTGATGAGAATGAATTCGCTAATGAATTCTTCAGAAACCCAAGGGGAGTTCAAGCTAAAGTAGCGCCAATCATTGAAGATGGATTTGCAAATGAACGATTTATTTTCGGTGACGACCCTATGATGCGATGGTACACGAACAATACGTATATCAAAGAAGACAGCTTGGGGAACAGAACATTTTTGAAGAAGGAACCCATACGACGAAAAACAGATGGCTTCCACGCTTTCTTGGCGGCTTTGTACAAAAGAGAATTGATTGCCGAAACTATCGATTATGACGATGCATTTGACATGTTGGATGAAATTGAGTTTTAGAAAGCGAGTGATCACTATGTATAAACCTCAATACCTGAATGTGGAGCGAAAAACAAAAAACGTAATGGCCGGTAACACAGTCTATTTCACTAAAGTAACCACAACCCCATCGGGTTACAAAAAGAAACCGCCTGAACAACTCCAAAATAAATCAGGTAGGCGATTTGCCGGAAAGTGAAGGTGATCCATATATCTAATCCAATTGAAAGGTGGTGAAAATATGTGAGTTTATTTGATGTCTTTAAGCAGTCCATACGTAATGAAGAACCTTCGGACTGGATCCCGGATCTCGTATATGGTGATGATGAGTCCGCTCGAGCATATCTTAAAATCATGGCAAAGAACACAGTGCTTGATTTTGTTGCAAGAACAATGTCCACGTTGGAAGTAAAGTTCAAAAACAAAGATGGCACAGCAGATTGGGAATACATTTTGAATGTTCGACCCAACAATGATATGTCGGCTGCAACATTCTGGGAAAAGTTTTTCTACCGACTTATGGACGACAACGAAGTGCTGGTCATTTTCACCGAAGATAATCAATTGCTGATCGCTGATGATTTTTCTCGTACGGAATATGCCGTTTATGATGATGTGTTCACTGGCGTAACAGTAAAGAACTATGTGTTTCAAAAAAGCTTCAATATGTCAGATGTGATCTACATTGAATACAACAATGATAAACTGGATCGTTTTACAAAGGGCTTGTTCGAGGACTATTCCGAGTTATTTGGGCGAATCATTGAAATTGCAATGCGAAACAATCAAATTCGTGGATCGGTGTCTATCGATTCGACCGGAAGTATTAACGAGGAAAAAGGAAAAGACGGCAAGACACGAAGCCAAAGGTTACAAGAGTATATCGACAAGGTCTATAATGCATTCAAAACAAAATCAGTAGCTATCGTAGCAAAAATCAAAGGATTTGAGTACGAAGAATACACCAACAAACAAGGTGTTTCCAATCAATCGCTGGATGAACTGAATAAAATGAAAACATCATTGATCGATGATGTAGCCAACGCCATAGGAGTTCCTACGGCGCTTATTTATGGTGAAAAAGCTGAACTTGATTCTAACCTTCAAGCCTTTCGGAAGTTGTGTATCGCACCACTAATGAAGAAGCTTGAGGATGAACTAATGGCGAAAATCATTACAAAAGAAGAATACAAGAACGGCGAGCGTATCAAAGTTTCTAAAGTATTGCCTGTTAGCATTCTGGAAAACGCTACTCAGATCGATAAAATCGTTTCTTCTGGAACGTTCTTGCGTGATGAAGTACGTGAAGTGACTGACTATGATCCGTTGCCGAATGGTGAAGGGCAACAACTGATTATGACTAAAAACTATGAAAAAGTGAGGGGAGGTGAGAACGAAAATGCCGAAAGTTAAAAAAGTACCGTTTCAATTTACCAACGAGATTCAAAATGGAAAGCACATTCTCACCTTGAGTGGCAATGTCCAAAAGAAATATTGGCGTGATGATGATGTTATTAATGCGAAAGATATCCGAGAATCACTGGATACAGTCACAGATGATATCGTGATCAAACTGAATAGTCCTGGCGGCGATGTGTTTGAAGGGATTGAGATTTACAACTACCTAAAAGATCACCCATCAAACGTCACTGTCGAAGTGACTGGTTTAGCAGCAAGCGCCGCAACCTTTATCATTGCTGGTGCTGATGAAGTGATTATGAACGTTGGTACTTCATTGATGATTCATGAAGCTTCAACATTCGCTTGGGGCAATAAACAGGATATCCAAAAAACGCTGAACGCTTTAGAAACTATTGATGATTCAATTTTAGCAATTTATTCAGACAAGACCGGTCAATCAGCTGATCAGTTGCGTGAATGGATGAATGAAGAAAAATGGTTCACGGCAGACGAAGCAGTCGAATTCGGATTTGCTAATTCTGTAAAACGTGCCGAACCTCAAGAAGAACCGCAGGATATTGCATCAATGATTCAAGATGCAGTTGCTGTTGCTATGGCTAATTTAAGCCAACCTGTAACAAATCAAGTGGAACAAGAACCAAAACAAAAATCATTAGTCGGAAGACTTAAAAAAGGAGAATAAAATATGTTAACAATCAAAAAGAAAAAAACAGCAGAAGTAACTGCTGCTTATACCGCGGCTATCCAAGATGAAAATATCACTCCAGAAAAATTGAGTGCTGCAACAGAAGCATATGTGACGGCTATTGCTGAAGATGCTAGTAATCAGGTACGAGCAGAATACGAAGAATTGAAAAATGTAACGGATAATCGCGTCTTAGAAGCTCGTGGGATTCCTACTCTGACTGCCGAAGAAACGAAATTCTATAATGAAGTTTCAAAAGCTGGCGGATTTGACAAAGATTTAGTATGGCCAGAAACGATTTTTGAAAAAGTATTTGAAGACTTAGAAAAAGATCATCCTTTGCTACGCTTAATCAATTTCCAATCAACCGTTGGTAAAGTCAAGGTCATTCGTTCTCGTCGTAAAGGTGTGGCGGTGTTTGGACCATTACACAAAGACTTAGAAGGACAACTTGACGCGGAATTCGACTCGACAGAATACACGCAACTTGCATTGACTGCATTCATGCTAATTTCTAATGATACATTAGACTTAGGTCCTCGTTGGATCAATCGGTATGTACAGTTATCTTTACGTGAAGCTGTTTCTGACATCTGGGAAGTGAAAATTGTTACTGGTACAGGTAATAACGAGCCGATTGGTCTTTTGAAAGATTTGGATGGAGCTGTTACTGGAGGTGTATATCCTGATAAAGCTTCAGCTGGTACTTTAACTTTCAAGGATTCTGCTACTATGGTAAAAGAATTTGCTAAGGTACTTAAAACTGCTTCAAAATACACACATCGTATTGGCGACAACGATACTGACGGTGAGACAAAATATCGTAAGGTTTCAGGAAAAGTGTACTTGATTGTAAACCCAGTTAATTATTACGATATTGTGGCTCGAGTTACAACTCAAAATGCTAACGGCGTTTTTGTTTCGAACTTGCCATTCATTTCGCAAGATCATATCATCGAATCCCTAGACGTTCCTGAAAATAAATTGATTGCATTTATTGACGGCGAATATGATGCCACTCAATCTCGTCCTGAAAAAATTGCAGTTTACAAAGAAACCTTTGCAATGAAACGTGCAACTTTGTATGCGATTGATATGTTGGGTAACGGACAACCAACAAACAACGACGCAGCTCAAGTATATGATATTGCTATCCCTGCAGATGTTGACGGTGGCTCGGGGGAGTAACAACGCCTAACGCTCGTATGGCGACTGTAGACTATTCTAGCCTTACGGTTCCAGAACTAAAAGCGTTGTTAGACGAGCGTGCAATCGATTATGCAAGCAACGCTAAGAAGCAAGATTTGATTGATCTGTTGGAGGGATGAAGAATGAACGATCCGGTGTTTATTGATGAATTTAAAGATCGTTTTCGTATTTTTCATTCATCCGAAGATGAAAGTATTGGCAAACAACTGGAAAGTGGGTTTGCCGATATCAAATCAATTATTGGAGAGTTTGATCCTACGAAGTATGAAAAGGGCAAAGAATTAGTCTATGAGCGCACTCGTTATTTAAGGAACGAGGCGCTCGAATACTTTTACGACAACTTTCAGATGATGATCATGGACGCTTCAATTGATTTGGTAGGTGATCAAGTTGCCGATTAAAACAAAATATGAAAGACCTAAAATTGTAGCCGGTGATTTAAATACGCCGGTTACTTTTTTTGAAGTAAAACCCAATGATGGTCCAGAACCAGGTGAGCAAGAAAATAAGAAATTGTATTCTTGCACTTGCTTAGTCTACAATCCTTCTTCTAAGGACAGGGATATTCTCAGCGGAAAAGGAACCAAGAAAGCTGTCACAATCAAGATTCGAGATCCATTTACAGATTATTTGCCTGATAATGCGCATAAAGTAGTCTTAGATGATTTTCGATACAAAGATGATGTATGGGATATTGTAGATTTTGCACCAGATTTGGAGAACAACGACTTTCTCAAGATTATTTTGGGGGTGACTTCATGAGTTTTTCAATTGAGGGTATGGACGAAATTCTAAAGAATATCGAAGCTAAAATTGGTCCAGCAAGAACCACTCGTGTAGTCAACAAAGCACTTAAAAATTACGGTAACGAATTGAAGCGGGATGTCGAAGCGGCAGCGGCAACATACATGGATACAGGGGAAACCCATGACACAGTTATTGTTTCTAGTGTCAAGAAAGGACCGCCCAAACGAATTGAAGTGGGGTGGGGTCAAGGTTCTCGATGGCGTTTAGTCCATCTAAGTGAATTCGGTTATACACGATTCGGCAAATATGTCAGCCCTAGAGGGATGGGTAAACTTCAAGGAGTAGTTGATAAAACAGAGGGTTCAGCACTTCAAAAATTGCGATCAGATATGGAGGAGTTGGCACGATGAAAGATATGATGATGGAAGTCTATAGTGTTTTGTCTGCTGATCCTACGATTGCAAAAGAAGTGACAGCAAAGAATATCAAGTTTTACGAAGTGCCGGAAAGTTTTGATTCTACCAAGCCTTTTATTATCATCGATACACCTCTTGGACCGCCAACTAGTGCTTACTATGCTGCCAACAAAGAGATGTCGCAAACGTTCAGTTATCAAATTAACGTTGAAACTCAATCAAGGATTTTGACGAAAGAAATTGCTAAAGCAGTGAAAGCTGCGATGTGGAAATTTGGTTATGCTCAGTTAAATGGTGGGCTTGACGAATATTTCTCAGAAACAAAACGCTTTGTGGATGCAAGGCGTTATCGAAAAAACACACAAATTCATGACACAGATTATTAATCGGTGTCTATTTTATTAGGAGGAAATTACAAATGGAAACTTATGGCTTTGATAAATTATCGGTTCGAAAACTTACCACAGCATTGGAACCAGATACAACAGCGAAAATTCACATTTTAGAAGGTAAACAAAAAGAAGGTGGACCTACTGCCTTCGACTTAACAGGGCTATCCAAAGAAGCGGTGAAAGTATTTGCTGGGAACGTTGAGTATTATTTGTCCAAGAAAGGTACCGGATCAGTAGCTGCAAACTTTGGTTTACTGGATGTACCTGTTGAAGTTGAACAAGAAATCTTAGGATTGATCAAAATGGCGGAAGGTATTGACGGTTTCGGTGACGAAACAGAGCCTCCATATATGGCTGCAGTCGCTGAAGCAGAAGATTTATATGGTGAACCAGTTGCTTTTGCTATGGTAGCAGGTTCGTTTAATCGTGATGGGTTTTCATTGGCTACGAAAAACGATGAAGATTTTACACCTGAAGCGGGCGAGTATGTTTACAACGCAATCTCTCGAAAAATTACAATTGGTGAAAATGATAAGACTGTTAAAGTCTTACGTGCGTTTGGGACGGCGGCAGTTGCTCAACTAAAAACTGCCGTTCTTGGTGAGCCTGTTACTCCTCCAAGTGGTGGCGGTGAATAATGAAGGGGAAGGTTAGTCTTCGGACTAGCCTTTTTATTTTTGATTAATAGGAGGAATTATACATGTCAGAAATTGGAAAAGAAATCAGATTGGATCTAATGATCAATGGAACAAGAAAGACCTTCACACAAAGCCACGTACCTTATTCAAAAGCTTTGGATTACACGGATGGTGAAGCAAAACTTTTTAAGAAGGATGATGAAGGCAATGATATTGCTCCTTCAGCCAGAGCGCTTACTGAATTCCGTGCTGAGTTTGTAGCCGGCTTGTTTGATGATAAAGATTTAACCGGAACTGTCCTTTTAGATGGTATCGATGCATGGGACAGAGATTTGATCATGGAAATCATTATGTACCGTGTCTTAGGTTACGAGAAAGACGTGGAAGAATCAGATCCAACAGATAAGAAAGACCCAAAAGGAAAAAAGGACGGAAAATAAGTCCGTCCGATCATCATGAGTTACAGCTAGATGTTGTGAGATCTATATTGAAGATTTATCCCAGTTGGACAATCAATGACGTTCTAAATACAGATACGCTGTACCTTTATGAAATTATGTTTAAACAAACGTCAAAAGGAAAGAAAAACAAAAAACGCAAAGAAATTAAGCCGTTGGCTGATTTAGTGAAAGGGGGCAGATGATTTGGCTGGTGCAACTCCATTAGGAAATATGGTCATAAAGCTAGGTTTGGACGATGCTGATTTTGGGAAAGGCGTTGCTAATTCTAAAAAGCAAGTACAATACCTAGCAAAAGAAATGCAAGCTAATATGAAAATTGCCGATATGGCAGGAAATAAACTTGGCAAATTAGGTACTCGATACGATGGTTTAACACAGATTATCAAAGCACAAGAAAACCAAGTGACCGCCCTCAAGAAAGCTTATGACGGCTCATTCGTTGACGGAAAAGCAACGGATCCCACGAAGCGGCTAGCTAATCAGTTACAAGATGCTAACGGTAAACTGGCAAACTATAAATTACAGTTACAAAATACCGCAGGTCAGATGGCAAGGCTTCAAGTTGAAACACAAGGTGTGACTGGTTGGCTAAAACAGCATGGTGATGCCTATATCAAACAAGGTGAAAAAATTCAAAAGTTTGGTGACTCTGTTTCAAAAGTCGGTTCGACATTAACTAAAGCAATCACATTGCCAGTAGCAGCAGGTTTTACAGTTGCAACGAAAGCCGCAAGTGATTTCACAACTCAAATTGGAGAAATTGGCCCATTACTTACAAATGGTCAAGCTATAACGGCTGAATATAAACAGCAACTTGAACAAATGGGCGAAAGCTCAAAACAATGGGCGAAAGATTACGGAGTAAGTACTACAGAGATCAACCAAGGATTGGCTGAGGTTGTAAGGAAAGGCTATGATGCCAACCAAACTATGGGTGTAATGCCTGCCATATTAGATGCAACTAAAGCTTCTGGGGATGCTTTTAATGATGTAATGAATGTATCTACAGAGGTTATCAGTCAATTTAACCTTAAAGGCAAAGATTATGAAACGACCGTCCAAAATGCAACTCGAGTTACAGACAGTTTAACCTACGTAGCAAATGCTACCTCGGCTGGTTTTACTGACTTAGGATTAGCAATGAGTTATGTTGGACCAGTTGCCAATTCTTTAAACATGTCTGTTGAAGAAACTGCGGCAGCTATCGGACTTTTAAGCGATGCTGGTATTGGTGGCGAGAAAGCCGGTACAGCGTTACGTGGCGCTTTAACACGCTTGCTAAAACCTTCCGATCAGAACATTGCTGGGTTCGAACAATTAGGAATTTCTGTAGATGCTTTTAAAGAAGGTACGCTTACCCTACCGGATATCCTGGATAAGATTAAAACAAATACTCAGGGATGGACAGACGCTCAACGGACTTCAGCGATCGCCTTAGCATTCGGCACAGAATCTCAATCCGCTATGAACGTCTTAGTAAACCAAGGCGGTGATGCACTACGGAACTTGACCAGCGAAACAGAAAGCGCTAGTGGTGCTACCAAGAAAATTGCAGATTCCATGAAGGACTTACCTGCTAACAAAGTAGCTCGGTTTAAAGAGTCATTGAATGTTTTGGCAATTACATTTGGAGAAAAACTTTTACCTTTAGTCACACCATGGATCGAAAAAGCCACAGATATGGTCAATTCATTTTCTGAACTTGATGATGCTACACAAAATAATATTGTCAAATGGGGTCTAATGGCAGCAGCTGCTGGTCCGGCACTCAAGTTGCTCGGTGGGGGTATCTCTACCATCGGATCAGTTACAAAAGGTGTAGGAAAATTATCTACAGGAATTGTAAAACTTGTAGCGTCTGCCGCTGAGAAAAAGGCAATTGCTGGTTTAGCAACTTCAATCACAGGAGTAGGTACTGCGGCAACAACTGCTGTTGGAACTGGAACTGCTGGAGCAGCCGCTGGCGGACTAGCAGGAATGGGAACTGCTATCGCTGGTTTGGCTGGTCCAATCGCTATAGGAGTTGTGGCGCTAGGTGCAATTGCTGGTGCAGTATATCTTGGCAAAAAAGCCTATGATGAGCACCAACTAGCTGGAGCCAAGTGGGGAACTGCTGTAACTGAAGAACAAGACAAAGTTATCTCAAAGTCTTATGAACTAAGAGATAAAGCAGTAAGCTATGTAAATGAATATGCAGACGGTGTACGAGGTTCTGCTGATAAAGCTATTACGGCCAATCAAGAAATTGTAGATTCAATTCAAGCGGCAATGGATAAAGAAATTGAACGTAAAAAAGCAGCTGCAGAAAATTTGAAAGATCCGGAATCTAAAGCGAAAGCTGATAAAGCAATAGCTTATGAAGAGCAGGTCAACGAGGCGCTGATCCAACAAGCACAGAAACGTGTAGATAGAATCAATGAAATACTAACCAACGCTAGCAAAAACAACCGTGATTTATCAGACCAAGAACGCCAGTATATAGAAGCTAACTATAAGCAACTTTCTGATAAACAACTAGAACAAGCAGGTTTCTCCAAAGATCAGCGTTTAGCCATCGAAACAGCATATCAAGATGATTTATCCAAGTTATCAACAAAACAGCTACAAGAGCGTGCTAAGAACGTAAAAAGCGCTATGAATGCTGAGCAGGAATCTTATGAAAAGCAGAAGAAATCTATTGCTGAGATTTGGGGCGAAAATACACAAGCCTATAAAGTTGAAATGGACAAGTTGGAAAAAACGCATGATCAGACAATGGAGTCCATGATCCTAGGCTATGCAAAATTAGGGCTGGAGCAAGGCTTTAGTCTTCAAGATATGGCTGGCGTTTGGGAAATGTACGGATGGACAGTTGACGAAGTATCTCAACTTGTAAACGCAAGCGTAAATTCAACAAACGAAAACCTAGACATGTTGGCAAAAGGCACAAACGAAGCTGATATGCAGTGGAACAGCTTGGCTCTTGATCCTAAAACTGGAGAAGTACGTACCAACATGGCTGACGTGCTAAAGGATATGTCTTCTACCTATGAAGGTTGGGAACAATTACGGTTTATAGCTAAGAATGCAGATATTTCAACAAACGCTAAAGAAGAAATTGCAATCGCAATGGGTGAATCTGGAAAATGGAATGAACTTTATTTGACGGAACAACAACTTTTAGTGGATGGCGATGAAGCTAAACTGCAGCTTTACGATACTATTGAAAAATTAGGCATGTGGAATCAGTACAACGCAGATAGGAAATTGCTAGGAGTAACCAATGCTGATGCTGTCTATAAGTTGATGGAGTCTAATGGTCAATTAGAGCAATGGAATGGTTTATCTCCACAATTAAAAACATTAATTGCAGACGATCCAGCAAAACTGACGGTGGAGCAAACAAAAGCTGCACTGGATGAGTATAATAAGCTCCCGCCTGCATTAAAAACTTTACTAGGTAATAATACAAATGCGGTAAATAATTTCGATACAGCTAGAAGTAAATTGAATCTTTACAACGAAACTTCGGTTGGGGCTAAACATCTTCATGCGACGGCTGACTACTCACAGGTTACGCAAGCAAAAAATGAAATTGCTCAAGTATATAGCAAAAATGTGGTAATTGATGTTGAGTATCGTGGTAGAAGAACAGGACAGACAGCTATTCCAAATGCCAAAGGAACAAATTACCACCCGGGTGGAGATATGATTGTAAACGATCAACCTGGTCCATTATACAAGGAGTTGGTACAGTTCCCTGGACAAGCACCATTTATACCTCAAGGTCGAAATGTGTATATTCCCAATGCTCCTGCAGGAACGAAAGTTGCTCGAGCTAGTATCACCAAATCGATCATGCGGCGCTTGGGCATTCCAAAGTATGCTGACGGCGTGGGTATTCCGGAAGATTCCTCATTGGTTCGGAACTTGAGAAGTATGAGTCCATCTGTAGAGCCAACATCAACTACGATTGTTAATACGCAAGACTATTCGGACAAACTTGATCAATTGATTGCCATAATGTCTTCCTTTGGAAAGGATCTCCGAAACGTGAAATTTGAACTGAATCGTAGAGTTTTAGGCGATGTGATTATAGAGGAGTCTAATCGAAGAGAACGAACACAAAGCAGAGGAAGGGGGATAAGAGGTTGATATCAGATGTAACTATAATCTATAGTGGATCAAATTTAACAGAAAAAATGGACTTAGATGAAGCTCCTGATTGGGGCATACTTCCGGACGTTGAGAATGTCTATGAGGATCAAACCAAAAATGATGGTAAAAAATTTAAGTACAAACGAAATCAAGGGAAATCTATCCCTCTTAGCTTCCTGATGGCTTCCGAAGATTATATTGCTGATCGTGATGCTCTAGCCCTGATTCTGAATCAGGAAACACCCCAACAGTTGCAAATTTCAATTTTTAAAGATCGTTATTGGAATGCTATTATTGATGGCTCATCATCGTTTGTCAGAGAAATGGATGATAAGAATCAAGTGAGGATTAGTCTTTCGTTTTATGTTCCAGAAGGAATCGCACATGCTACAAAGACTGATATCTATACCACTCAATCAGATACATTCACCGTCAATAATAAAGGGACATACAAATCATATCCAATCTTGGAAGCAACGATGCCAGGAGACAATGGCGTGATTGCTTTTATCAACAATAGGGGTAAAATCTTGCAATTCGGTAATCCCGATGAAGCTGATGGAGTTGGTTACACTGAATCAGATCGTGTCATTTGGGATACGGTCATGATCGCTTCTGCTGAAGCAAGTCGGGGATGGAAAACAAATGAATACCAGTTTGACGGTTTGTGGAATGGAACGGAAAAACTAAATGCTAACGGTACTAGGAAGTTTGGATCAGATGGCGGCTACGGATTTGTAACGCCGGATTCTTACGGAACTGGCACACAAGGCCTCAAAGGGATCACGTATGGTCGTAAGGTGTCGCCTGATTCACAAGGACATGTCGGGGCAAAAGATTTTGAGTCTCGTCATGGCGTGTGGTTTGAAACTGGAAATATCCGACAAACAGGTATCTATCTTGTGGAACTGCGTGATGCTTCAGGTAAAGCGGTCTGCTCAGTGACTTTTTATAAGCTTTCTTCTTCAAATAATAATGCGAAGATTCGAATCAATGTAAAAGGTAATTGGAAAGAATGGTCCTTTCAACCGACTGCATGGAATTTCTATACAAAGAAAGGCAGAGAGTTTTCGATTGTAAAAGAAGGGAACTTATTGAGATTCCATGTTGGGGGAGTCGCCAACGGCGGCTTTATCCATTCCATTCGATTAGATGAATTGAAGGACGTTGAAGTGACTGATGTTGTTTATTATATGGGAGTTCCTGTAAATGGCACACCGTTATCACATATGAAACTCACTCATTCCACATTTCGAAAAGATAAAGTTGAGAAGGTTCGAGATGTGAAGAATCTTTTTGGGGAAGCTGATGTTCTGCGAGCAGATTGTAGTACGGGAATTGTCACACTAAACGGAATCGAGCAAAAAGGCTTGGGCAGTTTAGGGAATGACTGGGAAGAATTCTTTTTAGAACCTGGGATCAATCAAATCGAGTGTATTTATTCCTCTTGGGCACAAGCGCCAAGTTTTAAACTTTACAATCAGGAGGCTTACTTATGATTATCTTTTTTTTCGATCGTTTCTGGAACCCTCTTGGAAAAGCTTCAGCAAAACTGCCTAAAGGAGTTACTTACTATGATGATCACGAAGTCGAAGATGTCGAAACTGGCACTTCG